TCTTAAACTGAATACCCAACACACCATTTGTCTCAAGTAAGTTAACGCGGTTAACTTCTGTAGAGCCAAAGTCAAACATTACTTTACTATCAATAGTTAGGGCATAGTTCTCATAGCGAATAGTGATTTCTGGGGTGATACCCGCGTCTCTCAAATCTTCAGCGGATACCATAGTTGTAGACCATTGCAGAACGGTCCATGGACTAGCGTTGTCCCCTTGGGCACTACGTACCTCAATTTGGATATCGCCTAATTTTACGTTCTGAATCTCGAAATAAAGGTTGTTGGTTTTCGTGGTGTACTCTCGGCCATTAACCGATTGTTCTGTAATACGAACTTCAAAATAACCCCCTGGCGGTAAAGGGGCCTCTAGCTCCCAACCAATCCAAAGGTTTATCTGCTCTACTCCACGAACCTGAATATGCTCTTCATCCAAAACGCGAAGGTTCTTAACCTTGCGAACTTGTGGTCTCAGAAGAAACGAGTATTTAGGAGCTTCAGAAATAATTAGGTTGTCAGCGTCACCATGCTTGTTTAGGTTTACTTCCTGACAAAAGAAATCGTAGAGCTCGGGTACGCTGTCGTTTTCAGTAACACTTATGATGCGCCAAGGCTTAGGTAGACCTATAAGCTGACCATTCTTAGATGCCGAAACAACAACCGGTGCATACTTATTAAAAAGTGTAAGCTCTGGCATTGGCTGTTTTAGTTTTAGCCGGTAAATAGGTCGGCCAACATCCGAAGACAGCACATCGATAGTGAAGTCAAAATTCTCGTACTTACCCATAACTTTTACGTTATAGGTGCCGCCTTCATCAAAATACACAGGGTCTCGAAGTGTGACAGCCTTGCTCTCTAACTTCACAGCCCTACCAGAATAGGCATGGCCTGTTTCAGGATCTACGATGTTAATAATATCCATCGGTTCAAACTCCATCCCCAGTTGAGGGGCAGAGAACGAAACCGTTCTAACTTCAGTCGTTACGGATGATATGTAAAACGTCATTCGTCGTTTCACTTCCCACACATCAGTCGCGCCTTTAGCATCAAACTCATGTGTGTTTAGCCCGTATTTTAGAATGGAGTCTTCATCACGTATCTCAGCAACGTACTGTTGTTGGTAGTCCAAAGATGCGTCGATATAACTGGAAGTCACCGCATTGTGACGCTCAGATAAGGCAGAGAAATTATAAGAAAACGGGGAGCCATCGGTCTCGGCCACGCACATTTCAGGAGTAACCCACGCAACAGGAAGATCCGGCAAATCCGCGATAAACTTTATTTCGCCCGAGTCTTCTTCAATAGGCCTAGCGAAAGCACTACCTAAAACATAACGAAGAACGTCCCAACCATTTTGAGGCTCAGTTAATACGGCATTGAAGGCGTAGCGCGGGGCTTTCTCCTGACCTGTAATCGGATTAGTTAAGTTCTTTTCGTTGGTTTGAAGGTCATAACCGTCCGCATATTTCGCCATTCGATAGACGTTATAGCGATTTATCTTTACCCGTGGATTGGCTTTGACAATACCCCACACTGGATTAGTAACCAGCTCGTGTGCAATCCAAAAAGGATTATCCGTAGTAGACTTTTCAGCTTTAAATTGCCCATCCCATGCTGAGCTTTCTTCATAGGTTTTAGTCTTTGGGTCATAGTTCGAAGGAACTGAACACTTAATACCATCGTAATTCGCGCTTACGTTAGGGATACTGGTGAGCTGCTGGCCGAGAACACCCACAACGTGCATCATCGCAAGTCCAGGGTGGTACTCTAAATCGGGGTCGCTATATTCAACCCCATTGTCGGTGTAGGCATCCCCAGATTTGGTAAGTAGTTCATAACTGGTCCAAGATATCGCCGCTACTTCTTCCTCATTAGAATCTTCAGTAAGACGAGTAACTTTAATTTCAAACTGGTCTTCAGGCTTGGTTCTGGCCATCCGTATATTGTGAACTTTCACAAAAGGACTAACCGTGGTTTTACCTGAAATGGTCATAGTTTTTGTATTCCAGTTATCATCCAATAGGTTCTTGTATTGGATTCTGAAATTCGCACTATGCCTTTTAGAGCCATCATCCGTATATTTGACTAACTGAGACACGGTGAACCGCAATTCAATTTCGTCAAATCCCGCTACAGTGGGTACAGTAACTCTAGTTATTGGAGCCTGATATGCTAGGTTTGCCGACACTTGCTGAATGACGTTCTGGCCACCCAGACCAAACCAAATAGGGGTCTGCCCTTCTTCGGGGTCGTCCTTAGCTGAAATTAAGGTACCTTGCTCGAAACGCAGCATTAAGCTGGCGTTATCAAAGTTTGTTTGATTGAGGCTGTTAAAGACTGGGGTGTCGTCGATAAAGATATTGCGAAGCTTTTCTTCGGGGGTATCTCCCACAACGCCGCCTATCGGCCCTTCGGATATCCCAAGGACAAACTCAAATGCGTCTGTAGAAAATAGGTTGTCCGCGTCATTCGAGGGTCCACTACCCCCTCCGCGGCCCTTGAACGTGTTATGCGTCACGGAAGCCCCAATATCGTCAATTTAGCCAGATTTTAAAAAACTTGTGTTGCTCTTATACCATCAGTCTCGCGCCCTCGGGGGGTCGAAGTAGTTTGGCCTACTTCTTGAGACTCACTATTGAAGTATAGAGTAGACCAAGAATCTCGTCTGTTGTCACTAACTTCATCCCAAACAACGTTAGTAAAATTTCGAATATCTGCTGACGACCTACCAACACTTTCAATATTGAACTGAAATAGATGGCCACCGAATCTATGGCGCCCAAAAATCATCGCCACGGGGGTACCTGAACGTATGGTGTTGGGGTATGAGGTAGCGGTATTACTCGTTTCATCCGAAGTATTATTCTCTGGTGTGGGCATCAGCTCTTGGGCTAACCCGCCTACAATAAGCGCTAAACCTAAGTTAGCCACGAGAAGGTTTATGCTTACCATACCCGCCGAACCTAAGGCCGCGAACCCTGCGGCTACCGGCGGTGCTAATATCGCCACGGTGATCAAGATTATACCAACAACTATTTTTACCCAGCCGTTGTTACCACCACTACCCTGAAAGCCCTTAAGTGTCTTAAGTGTTTGCTTGCGGCGTAACGTCATAACCCCATCCATAACCGGCTCGTCTAAGTCCAAGGTGGAATTAAGCCCTTCGACTTCACAGACATATCTAACTTTAGCCTTGCGAGGGTTAAAAGCCTCTTGTAGCTTCAGTGCTTCAAGGGCCTCTCTATAATTTGCCGCAACGGTCTTAATAACTTTAGGGATAGCATTGCTAAACCCAACCAACTTAATCGTCACCATGGGGTACTACCTCTTCTAAAATTACACATTCGGATTTCACGGAGAATTTTACCGATTTGTATTTAGACACTATCCAATGATCCCACTCCGGTAGAGACAGGAATGTATAATAATCAGATAAACTTAGATTGGAGAAATCATCCGTATGAGAATGCCAAGACGCTACGGCATTGGCATAATACTTTTCAAAGTCTGCCTCGGAGACCTCAAATTCATTCTTAGGGTCCTCGGCAATATTATCTACCTCAACAATTTCACCGGACTTAAGAATAAAGCCACAGCGCTCAGCCGTGTCATTCCACAAATTACTCAACTTTTTCACTATTCGCACTCCGTAATTTTGCACGTAGGTGAATGGGTAAACCTTTATGCAGATTGTGAAGGGCTACAGCATCCGTCGTTTTCTCAATTTCTGGGTGTCTTACAACACGAACCACACGGAAACGCCATTTATCGTCATAGTCAACGATTTCGCTTACGCGGCCTTGTAAGTGGTGAAGTATTTTCTGTCGGCCAACATAAATTGCTACGTGGTTTACGACTTCACTTCCAACAATTCGCATCATCAATACATCGCCGAACCTAACTTTGTGAGGGCAATTATTGGTATCTTCAAAACCTTCACGCTGGAATAGGTTGGTAAAGAAATCTAAATTAGGGTCGAGAATCCAGTTGTTAGGTCTAGCGTAATTAGTAAGGTCCATCTGGTAACGGACCTTGTAGAAATCGCGAACCAAGGTATAACAATCCTGAATGCCTTGTTCATACACATGGCCGCAAAAGGTATTTAATTCTTTGATCATACGATTACCGTTCTAAACTCTGGCTGCACATATCTGCGGGGTGGGAATTTTGTTTTGTTACCGTCAGAAAGCCTTCGCAACTGAAGAGTTAGGATAGAGGCACTGATATTACTGGCATGTGAAACATAAAATACGTGTTTGGAAGTGAGGGTTCCCCCCTTCTCATGCGGGAGAGCTTTATAACGGGTTACCACGGAGTCCTCTAAAAGACCTTGGTTCAAGTAGTAACTATAAAGCCCCCCTTCATTGGGGAGGGATAAACTAGGACGATTTTTCTCACCGCTGGATTTGTTTCCAACCCAAGTCACTTTAAAAGGAGAATGCACCCATGTGGTACCTTTCCACTCACGGGTTTCTCTATCCGTAAGACGAATGATAACCGGCTGACCATCAGGGTCTTCGATAATGAGTTCTAGATAGGTGGTTAAGTCTTCAGGGGTCAGCGAATGCCGTTGAGACTGAATTTCTTGTGAAAGTTCTTTCATCGTCAATTTCCCTCAATTTTCGCTTAGTATACCGAAAAGAGGAATAGATTGAATATTTTTCAAACGCCCAAAAACAGAACACCCCAGCAAGGCTGAGGCGTTGATTTGGAAATTGACGATAATTAGGAGCCACTTGGACTACTAACCGAGGTCAATATTACGGACACACAATTTTATTGTCAATAATATTGTTTAAATTAATTAATAAATATTTTATTAATTAAAGTGCTACCTCACGCAACACTACCGTAAAGGGTTCTATCGCCCCGTCTCCGCCAGTAATCCCTTCTGGTAACTCTAGCGCTTGGTCAAATCGAACAACAACATTACCAAACTTATGATGTTGGAAAAGGAATTCTTTCCATGTTTCGTGACGTTGGTAAAACTCATCCAAATGATCTGCACTATAACGTCTTTCCTTTGGCCCTAGAAGCTGGGGATTTTCAAAATATTTCATTACTGAATATTTAAGTGTGAATATCCGACTAACGGGCGCTGTAGGTTTAGTTACATAATCCCATTGATTACCTAATGAGAGTTTAGTTGACCGGTCCCTATAGCGGTGAGAGACCTTATGGTAAATAAAATTAAATTGTTCCAA